GTCTTCCTACTTTACTACCGTATGTACCTTTACCGTATGGCATAGTTATCTCCTCATTACCATTTAACTTTATCAGCCCAGTATGCGGCTGACATCTTACCTTTAGCTATGTTCTTACCGTGTCTAGCCTTAAAGGACTTGCGTTTAGCTTTCATCTTAGCGGATTCACCTGCTTTAGGTTTACCTGCTGTCTTTGCCCCTTGCTCACCAAAACGTATAGTCTTAACCTTGTCACCTTCTTTAGCCACCACTACATGAGACTTCTTAGGGTGGCTAGGTGTACGCTTTGGTTTGTTAAAACCAGAGACTCCTGCTCTAGCTAGTCTTGGGTCTTTTTTTGCGGGCATTAGGCTTCACCTCTGGGGATGTCAACGGGCGTTGTTTCAGGTCTTGGACCTCTGCTTCCAATGCCTCCAGTTTCTTGAAGGTTTGCTCGAATGCCTTGTTGACCTGCTCCATTGCGTCTTGGAACTGACGGGTTGTTATCATTTGTTTTTCCTTTTTCTTTAACAGCTACTTCACGTTCTTTTAGTAACTGCTCTGATATTTTAAGACGCTTTTGAAACTCTTTGTCATCAGCATCTCCTTCTTTAAGATTAGTCGTAATTGCTTTGATACGGTCAATCTCAAGTTCCTGTGGTACAGCATTAGCTTCTGCCGCAAGTTTTTGTGCTCTAGCCTGTGACTCAGTAGCTTGACCTTGTAATGCCGCAGTCTGTGATTTCTGGAACTCAACCTGTGCTTGTTGCATAGCCTGTTGTGCTTGCTGTGCTTCTGGGTTAGGTTGATTAGCTTGTTGTAGAGAAGCAATAAGTTCTTCACGGTTAGCTAGGTTCATGTTGTCTACGATGGACATAATCAACTGTGAGTACATAGGACTGTCTGGTTGCATAGTCTGTAGTAATTGTACTAGCTGTGTAACTTCATACTCACGGGCAATGATACCTAAGCTACTTGAAGTGTGGAACTTATAGTCCGCAACAGGATAACGCTCAGGGTTAAACTGCATATAACGGTGTGCGGCTTTAGTTACAAACGGAATCAAGAATGACTCTTGGAAGTTGATTAGGGTACGCTTGTGACGCTTAATGATAGCACCGAGGCTCATAGATACACCTGCGGCAGTAGATTCACCGTTGATAGAACCTGCAATACCTGCCGAGTCAATAGCACCTGTAGCTGTTTGTACCATCTTTTGTAACTCAGCGGCTTGTCCAAATGTCATTTGACTTACATTACCAAAGTTCATTGGCTGTAAAACATCTTTAGGCGAACCATTAGTTAAGATAGTCTTGCCTGCACGTACTTCTGGTTTAGCACCTCTAGGCATACGTGTAGCATCCATAGCCATCATTGGGTGGATGGTCAGTGCAAGAGCATCGATACGAGCGCGTAGTTCTGTGTCTAACGCCTTTTGTGAGTTGTACCCTTTCTCACATACCCCTCTACCCCAAAAGCGGCTAGGAACAATATCCCACGGGAATGCAACGATAGGTCTGTCACCCATCATGTACGGGTTAGCTTCCGCTTTTAGAAGCACACCTTCGTTACCTAAAACAACAATAGCTTCAACATAGTAGCTATCTGATTCTTCTTCTAAACCTAGATTTTGTATTTCTTCGTCTTCGTCTGTAGTCTTAGCCGCCTCTAGTAGATGACGAGGTACAAGACCGTAGTACTTAGTTAAGCGTACTTTATCTTCTTCAAACACAGCTAAGTCTTTGTCAGGCTCGATGTCAAAGTCAGGAGCAGATGTAGCTATGTCGGTATCTAAGTATACACCCTGTTCTTGCAAACGCTCTACCTGATGTACAGAAACAAACTCATCAATAGCACAACCTAATGCTTCTTCAACTGAAGTAGCTAATGGGTCAATTAGAAAGTTCTGTGGCATTATGGGTCGTAGTTTTACGCAGGTTTTGTCTACAACATTCACACCTACCGCTGTTAAATCCCCACCCATAACAGGTTGAGTTGCGGGTTGAAACTCTTTTTCTTCTTCCAGAACTACCTCGGCAATGCCTGTGCCGAACACAGCCGCGTTTATAAGACACTCGGCTACTCCCTTACGTACTCTATTCTTTTTAAAGTCTTTGTATAAGGTTTCTCTTAAAACAGCTATATCGCGCTTCTCTTGGTCAGTGACATCATCTTCAATGTCAAACCACTTGCCACGACCAAAGGTTGCTTCCTCTAGTTCCGCAACGGATGACTCAACTGCCTGTTGCAAAGCAGGAGATATAATCTTAGAGCGTTCAGCCTGACGCATCATATCTTCTGCCGCCCATTGTCCACGCCATAAACGGTAGTATTCGTCAAACTTTTCTGCGTAGTTAGATTCAAAGTGATTACGCCATCCCAGACATTTATCACTAACCCAACCCTCTAGGCTTTGCTCCATTGTCAATTCTTCATCTATCATGTTAGTACCCTGCGTATGCGTCTATAAATTCAAATTCGTCTTCTACATAATCTGATGTGTAGGCTATGTTAGCCAGTTGGTCTATGTACGCCAACGAATCAATCAAGTCATCATGTACAAGCTGATTAGGGAACTGGAATAACTCATCCAAGAATGTAGCATTCCATTCACCTTTGTTAAGTGTTATCTTACCGTGTTCAAATCTACCTTGTAAAGCCCAGACAATCCTGTCCGTTTTCTTCTTGTTACCATGTGTCAACTCATCTATTCTAAAGAATCTATTGTTGGACTTCATTAGGTCCGAGATGTACGGAAGTACAGCGTTCTTTAACGCCCCTTTCTCAATGCCGACAGCCACAGGACGATAATCGCGTACAGCTTCAAAGATTTTTCTTGCAGTGGCTTCCACACCCCATCGACCATGAATGATGTCAGCGACCCACCAACCTTCTTCATTTGCTTTAACAACCGAGATGGCAGTTTGGTCAAGGCGTTTAGTCTTTGTCGTAGCTTTAGCCACATCAGCAAATCCTGCCAAGTCAACTGCAATATAGTAGCCACCTTCTTGAGGTTCTTCCTCACTGAATTTAACATACTCTTCTTTGAATAACTCACTACCCTGCGCCTCAAATGATGCCATGAACTCCTGTCGGAAACTGAAGGAGGACATAGAGTTCTTAGCCGCCTCAATCTCTTCAGGGTCTAGCAGTGGATTGTCGTAACTTGTAAAGTGATAGCCCACAAACGTAGGGTCTTCACTAACACAAGCATACGTATATAAATCATAAAAGTGATTACGACCCATTGGCGTACCAATGAACAACGCATCACCCTTTTGGTCAGCTAGTGCAGGTCTAAGGATTTGCTCCCAGACCTCTGGTTTCATATCTGCATACTCATCCATAACAAGGAACTTAAGACTGACACCACGCATGGTTTCTGGTCTATCTGCACCTTTGAGTGCTATGGTTGCACCGTTGACTAGCTTTATTTGTAAGTTATTGACATGACTAGAGGCTATGACGGGGTTACCTATCTCCATCAAGACTTGCCACATAATGTCCCTAGCCTGACCCTGTGTAGGGGCAACGTAGAAGACGTGACCACGTTCAGTCTGTAAAGCCCTGATGATTAGCATCCAAGCGGCTAACCTTGACTTGCCTGTACGTCTACCTGCGGCTATGACCTTGAATCTAGTCTCATCTTCAAATACTGTTTGTTGCCACGGTAGTAGCGAAACATTTAACTCAGTCATTATATATTAAAGTTAGAAGTTACGGTATTATCGGGGAATAAATCAAAAGTCACAATAACTGAAAAGTCACTACCCGTTTCCGTCATTGCTTTTATTTTATCACCTTCACGCATTACTAGTTCTATGTCGCTTAGGTTGAGTAACTCGGCTGATGTAAAGTTTTTATCATCTATAATATAAATATCGTGGGTAGCGTCATGTCCGTGTTCCCACCACAAAGAACCTAATTTGTTATTACCTGTGTGGTTTGACATCATAATCATGTGAACTATAGCTACTTGTCCTGCAGGCACAGTTATTATAGTTTCTTCGGTATTTGCTGACGGGTGAGTACCTACGCTAAACTTATTCATATTAGTAAGTCCACATTACATAAGGGGTTGTATCGTCAGGATTGCGGATGTCAACATGGACAAAACTACGAGCAACTCCAATTCCCGTGAAACCCAACTTGATAGCCTCCTCAACGATTTTGAAACGCTGTAGACCGTTGGTGACTTTAATATCTGCGGCAATACCTTGTGCATGAGTTCCTGATTTAGTTTTCTTAGCTTCGATTGGATGTTCTGGGGCACGATACCCCGATGTAATTACAAATGGAAACCCACAGGCTTCTCTAAGTTCATCTAATCTTTCAATGAACTCGTCCTTTATTTCGTTCTTCCCTGTGTACTGACAAGCAAACTCTTGTCTATTGAAGTACTTAGCCATCTATGGTTTCCCCTTCTAAGATGTCGTCTTCTTCGTTATTAGATACTACCGTGGTTTCTCCACCAACTCCAGTAATATTGATTTGTATTGCTGACTTCCCTGCGCCTTTGACAACATCCTTCTCAAAAGCCCCTACAGGGACAATCCTATCCACTATAAGTTTCCATGCGGCTGACTGATGCTTGTGGTCATCGTTAAGTGCCGCGTCAAATATTGACTCCAACACCTTCCTTGACTTAGGTGAGGTCAACATTCTACTTTTATATTCGTTAATTATAGCGGCATCGCCTTTAGGACGACCCCGTGACAACCCTGTCGCCCCTTTCTTTCTTGACACCACATCTGATTTAGGTGGTCGCCCCCTCCTTTTCGGAGGATTCTTTTCGTTGTCCAATGGACTCTCCTTAAGTTATCTTAAGTATCCTTAGGACGCTTTAGTATTTAACATTAATGATTAATCTTTAAAGTAAATAACTAAACACTACTTAAGTATACTTAAGGCTCTAAACAATGTCTTTATTATATCCATATTATAGCATACTTTTAACCTAAAGTCAAGCATTATTTAGACCCGCCAGTCAACTTTTTAGTTCCCCAACGTGACCCTTTTTTATATATTAGTCATCCTTAATCC